GATAATGTAGAACAAGAATATAAAGATTTCTTGCAAAAAAGGAGAATACAAGTTGAGTAAACCAATACCAGATAAAGTGCTTAATTTCGGCACAGCAAAAAAAGAACAGGAAGAACAACCTGACGTTGCAAAAATCAATAAAAAATTAACAGATAGATTACCTAAACCCACTGGTTGGAGAATAGTAATTTTACCTTATAAAGGCACAGGTAAAACAAAAGGTGGTGTCATATTATCAGATCAAACAGTAGAAATGCAATCCGTAAGCACAACATGTGGATATGTTTTAGCAGTTGGACCTGATGCATACAAAGATTCAAACAGATTCCCGGAAGGTCCGTGGTGTAAAGAGAAAGACTGGGTCATTTTTGGAAGATACGCAGGCTCAAGACTAAGTATAGAAGGTGGAGAGATACGTATTTTAAATGATGATGAAATATTAGCAACAATCGAGAATCCAGAGGATATCTTGCATTTATATTAATAACATGGAGGAGCCATGCCTGAACAACAAATAAACACGGCAAAAGATGAACCTGTCGTAAGCATTCCAACTGAGGGTGACTCAATAGATGTCAATCTACAGGAAGAAAGCAAAACAGAAAAAAAAGATGAGACACAACCACAAGTTGTAACTCAAGAAACAGAAGGTGAGGAGCTAGAAGACTATAGTGATAAAGTCAAAACTAGAATTAATAAACTCACAGGTAAATTACGTGAAGCTGAAAGAAGAGAACAAGCATCTTTTCAATATGCTAAACGTGTTGCAGATGAAAATAAAAAATTAAAAGCTCAGAAAAATAGTTTAGATAATTCTTACATACAAGAGTTTGCAGCTAGAACTGAAATAGAGACAAAAAAGGCTGAAACTGATTTGCAGAGAGCAATTGAAGCAAATGATGCACAAGCACAAGTTGAGGCTAATAAAGCATTAGCAAAGTTATCTATTGACAATGAGCGTCTATTAGCTACAAAAGAAGCTAAGGAAAATAAAAAGGAGGATCAAGAAGAGGATATAACGCCTCCTCAAGATGTTCCTAAAAAAATAGATCCTAAAGCTGAAGCGTGGGCAGAGAAAAACCCATGGTTCGGTAAAGACGAGGCAATGACTTACGCTAGTTTCGGCATACACAAGAACCTAGTTGAAGAAAAGCAAATGAATCCAAACTCTGACGAGTATTATGCCGCAGTCGATAAAAGGATGAGAGAAGAGTTTCCCCATAAGTTTGGGGCAAATAGTTCGGAAACTACGAGACCCGTCCAACCCGTAGCTTCTGCTGGTCGTTCTACAACGCAATCAACATCAGGACGCAAAACAGTTAGACTATCTCCGAGCCAAGTCCATATCGCCAAAAGACTTGGAGTACCTCTGGAGGAATACGCTAAATACGTGAAGGAGTAATAGCAATGGAAGATAAAACAACCAAGAAGACCTCACGCACTGATGCTACTCGTGAAAAAACAAAGAGAGCACAACCTTGGCGCCCACCGTCAAGCTTAGAAGCGCCGCCTGCGCCTCCAGGATTTAAACATAGGTGGATAAGAGCTGAAACATTAGGAACCGAAGACAGAAAGAATATGGCTGGTAGACTTCGAGAAGGATTCGAGCTAGTTCGTGCTGATGAGTTTCCTGATTTTCACGCACCTACAATTGAAAATGGATCGCATGCTGGTGTCATAGGAGTTGGTGGATTATTGCTTGCTCGTATACCTGAAGATATTGTTGAACAGAGATCTGAGTATTTTGCAGAACAAACTAAGACGCAAGAGGAATCTGTAGAAAACAATTTATTCAAAGAGCAGCATAGAAGTATGCCTATTTCAGCCGACAGGCAGAGTAGGGTTACTTTTGGTAGTGGTAGAGGCAACGACAAAAATTAATTTTTTGTTATGAGTCCTATCACTTTTTAACTAACTGGTTAAGGAGGACTTATAACCATGGCAAACAGAGACGCACCATTCGGTTTTAGACCTGCAAAGATGTTGGGTGGAGCACCTTTTAATAACGGCCAAACAAGTTATGGCATAGCAAGTGGATATAACACAAATATATTTACTGGCGATGCAGTTGAATTGCACACAGACGGTACTGTTACCGTAGGTGCTGCAGGGCAAACTAATTTAATTGGCGTATTTAACGGATGTTTTTACACTGACTCAACAGGTAAGCCGACATACTCAAAACACTGGCCAGCTGACACAGTAGCTAGTGATGCAGTAGCATTTGTCATCGATGATCCAAACGTGATTTTCGTGGCACAAGAAGACAGCACCAATATTGGGGCCTCATGGCCTGCTAATAGAGGATCGAATGCTGACTTAGTATCAACCCACGCAGGTAGTGTAAAAACTGGTAGATCTGGTATGGAACTAGATTCTGATACAATCACTGCTGCAACAGCACAATTTAGAATAATTGACCTTGACACTGATGAGTACAACAATGAATCATCAAGTGCTAACGGAAACTATCTCGTTAGAATCAACGAAGGTCTTCATTATGCTAATACTGCTGGTATTTAATAGGAAGGACTAATAAATGGCTATATCAAGAAGTCAACTCGTAAAAGAGTTAGAACCTGGTCTTAATGCATTGTTTGGTCTTGAATATGCAAGATACGAGCAGGAGTGGTCAGAAATTTTTGACACAGAAACTTCAGACAGAGCGTTTGAAGAAGAAGTAGAACTTTCTGGCTTCGGTAGTGCACCAGTTAAAGCTGAAGGAGCAAGCGTACAATTTGACGATGCTACAGAAGCTTTCACTAGTCGTTACTCACACGAAACAATTGCTTTAGCATTTGCTATTACTGAGGAAGCAGTAGAGGATAACCTTTACGATAGCCTAAGTTCTAGATACACAAAAGCTTTAGCACGTTCAATGGCCAACGCTAAAGAAATTAAGGGTGCTAATGTTCTTAACAGAGCATTTAACTCTTCATTTACTGGTGGTGACGGTGTTGAATTATGTTCAACTGCACACTTAACAGTAGCAGGTGGCAACTATGCCAACGAACTATCAACATCAGCTGACTTGAACGAAACATCTTTAGAACAAGCATTAATTGACATTGCTGGTTTTATTGACAATCGTGGACTTAAAATCGCTGTTAAAGCGACTAAGATGATCATTCCAGTTAATCTTCAGTTCGTAGCTGAAAGATTAATGAAGAGTCAGTTAAGAACTGCAACTTCAGATAATGACATTAATGCAATCGCCAACATGGGTATGATCCCTGGCGGATACGTTATCAATCATTATTTGACAGATACAGACGCATTCTTCTTAAAAACTGATGCTCCAAATGGTTTGAAGCATTTTACTCGTGCACCAATCAAAACTTCTATGGAAGGCGATTTTGATACAGGTAACGTAAGATACAAAGCTAGAGAGAGATATTCATTTGGATTCTCTGATCCTAGAGGTATCTTTGGTTCACCAGGCGCATAATAAATAAAAATGGAATGGGGGTATATCCCCCATTCTTTCTTGCAAAATATTTCAAAAAAAGTATATATTAAATATAGTTACATAGACTGCTAACGCAGACGATATAGAGACTATGTAACAAGGTCTATATAACCAAGGAGGTTTAAAATGGCAAACTCAACATTTAGTGGTCCAATAAGATCAAAAGGTGGATTTAATGTAATTAATGAAGCTAGCGATACAGGAGCGATTACAGAAACTGGTTTCTCTGTAAACTCAACAGGACAACTTATTTCATTAGGAACCAGAAAAATACAAACATTCGCAGTAGATTTATCTGGAACAAATGCAGCATCAGTTACTTATGCTGATAATGATGTTCTAGTAGAACTAGGTGCACTAAACACAGATCATCCAGATGCTTTAGTAACAGCAAGTAAATTCTTTATTCATAAAGTAGTGCTTGGTATTACAACTGCAGCGGCAAGTGATGCTAACTCATTAGCTAATTTACAATTATCTGCAACTTCAGGTACAGCTACCAACACTGCTATATCTTCAGGAACTGAAATTGTAGGAGCTGGTGTTGCATCATTTAATCCAAGAATTTCTGCTACTGATTCAGTGACAGAGGTTGATATTGATTTAGATGCCACTGCTGGTACTTACCACGTTTTTGCACCAAATATTACTGCAGCTATTGCAAGTAAAAACTTGTACTTAGGTGCTGGTTCTACTTGTGATACAGCTTTAACTGCTTTTCGTGGAACACTTGAAATAGAGTATTCAGTATTTTAAAAAATAACGTGGGGCTTCGGCCCCACATGTTCTTGATTAAGGAGGGAACATGGCAGATACAGTAACAGGACCAACAATACTACAACAAAACGATAACAGAGTTGTTATCAAAATAGTTGTACAATCAGACGGATCAGGTAGCACAACAGTTATGGGCGATGTTTCAGCATTAGATGCTAGAAAAGATGGCACAGCTGTAGCACATTTAGGTTTACTTAGAGTTTGGTATTCTTGTCAAGGTGGCGATGGGGGTAACTCTTTTGCACGTCTAGATGAAGAAGATTCAGATGGAGATATTCCTATAATTGGATTAACAGGCGCTGCATATTGGGATTTTAGGGAGTTTGGTGGAATACCAGCAGACAAATCTAGTAACAGTAATCAAAGCGATGTAAATTTTGTTATACCTAGCACAGCTGATTCAGGCAACATGTACACAGTTATAGCAGAGTTTCAAAAAATATATTAGGAGTAACATATGCCTACATACTCAGGTACTAACGCATTTACTCTTACAATAGAAGAGGTTATAGCAGAATCATATGAACGATGTGGTTTGTTTGTAAGATCTGGTTATGACTTAAAAACATCTAGAAGAAGTTTAAATTTACTTTTTGCTGAATGGGCAAATAGAGGCCTTAATCTTTGGACAATAGAACAAAGAACAAAGACTCTTACTGCTAGTACATCGTCTTATGACTTAGACACAGATTTAGTTGATATATTATCTGCCGTAGTAACTGAAGCTAGTGACACTACAGTTGACAGACAAATAGAAAGAATTAGTAGAGCAGAGTATTTAAACATTTCTAAAAAATCTACCTCAGGTTCACCTACACAATTTTATATTGAGAGAACTATAACTCCTAAATTATATGTGTATCCAACACCTGACTCTGCTGACACTTTTAAATATTATGCGATGAGTAGAATACAGGATGCAGGATCTTATACAAACAACCCTGAAATACCTTTTAGATTTTTACCATGTTTAGTATCTGGTTTAGCTTACTATATTGCTATGAAAAAAGCACCAGATA